TTTAGCCATAATTAAAACGGAGTTCCAGGTGTATCGTCCGTTCCTCCTGTGCTTACACTACCAGTAATGTTTCCTCCATTATCACTGTGTCGTGCTCTGAATATGTCTCTTTGTACATCTGCATATTTTTTTCTATTTTCTATTTTCTTTTGTCTTTGTAAATAATCTGATGGATCCTCTACTCCAGATATATTAGAATCTTTTTCAATCTGATCAATTCTAAATTGTTCTACTTGATCTTTTCTAGTTTTACCTGTTAAGTAGTCAGCTAACGTACCTCTTGTTGCTGGATCTTGTTCAAAGTATCCCGGGTATTGTGAAGTTCTATTTGAACCAAATATTCCTTTAAGAAAATTTGAAAAAGGTAAATTTAATCCTAAATTTGTAACATTCTTACCTGATTCTGTTTGATATAAACCAGAAGTTACATTTCTATATGTTGGCACAAGTTCTCCATTTACAACCTCATATCTTACATCAGTTTGATCTAAATTATTAAAATCACCAAAACCAGTATTGACTGGATCATTTCTACCACCTTGATTTTGTGGATACAATAATGCTAACTGATCAGGTGTTAAACCAACTTCTTGTTGTGTAGTAATATCATCAGATGGACTACCTGGTATTGGTTGTTTAATAGAAGTTATTCCTGTATTAGGAAAAATAGGATCAATACTTGGTAGTGATTGATTTAAATATGCTTGTGCTAAATCAAATAAAGTTGCCATTATCTTCTTCCATCCGGTTGTGCATCTAATCTTAATGTGCCGTATCTCCAGGTTTCACCTGTACCATCGTTTTCTATTTTAATAGACACAAGTCTTCCTCTGGCTCGAGTATCTACTTTATCAGTGGTTGATGTAATTGTAAAGGGTCCAAGTGGAGAACTTACAGCTACATCATCTGGATATGCACTAACCAGTAAAGTTACTTTAGCATTACCTGTTTGATATTTAAAATCAGGTATGAATCGTCTAACAGCCATGAAAAACTCACCATCTCCTCGATAATCTGCAACACCAGTTTGTTGACCAAGAGCACTACGTCTAGAGGTAATGTCCCAATCTCCAGATCTAATAAACGCAGGAATGGCTGTGGTTGCTGTGCTGTTAACTTGATCTGTGCCTTGTTCGTGTTCATAATAAATACTAGCTCCATATTTATTTGTAATTCCTAATATGCTAGGAAATACCGGTGTCGAGGTATCGTCGTAGTCAGTGGCATAAGGATTATCAAATACACTTTGATCTTGATATGTAGTTCTGTCTAAAGACGATGTTGTCCAACAGTTTTCAGAATAATTATAAGTCACACATCTATCAATTTGATCAGATCCATCTTTCGGATAAAACCAATTTACTTCTGTATATAAATTATTTGCACCTGCAAAAATAACATCACTTGAATTAAAGTTTAATCCAAGATTATCTCCATCTGTGCTAAACACAAAATCTTCTACAAGTGATGGTAAAGATTTAACTGTTCCATCAAATGCAAAAAACCCACCTTGAGATCCCATCCAAAATACAATACCATTAACAAAGGTTGCTGCGTGTTGACCAATGCATCCACAATTTGTACCTACTTGTCTAACACTAAATGTAAATGGTGGACCCACAAATTGAATAACATATGCAGCAAGATCAGTAATAACAAATACATAATCTTTACCTTGAAGTGCTGCTCTTATTTCATTACCAGTATCTAATCTAAACGTACCTGCTGTATTAGTAGCTGTGGGTGTGTATGTGTTTAGGTCTTCCTGATTAGAAAATCTTACAAACATAGGGTCTTGTGTGGTCGTATCACCAATAGTTGTTTCAGTTCCAAAATGAAATAAATGTCGATCTCTATCAGACACTAATGTAAATCTACTAGCTGTTGGATTGTTGGTAGTTTGAAAATTAGATGTGGTTAATGATGCTCTAATTGTTCTAGCATTAGTAGCCCCAGCGTTCCATGTAAAAGTTTTACCATTAAATATAGTTGCAACTAATACTTGACCAAAGTTATCAAGGCTCCAGTTTCCGGGATCTAGTGTCACGTCACTTGTAGCTCTAGCTGTACCCCAAGTAGAAGCTCCCCAAGTAGATGTGCTCCAACCAAATCCTGTTGTTTGTGTTGTTGGTCCGACTTCAACATAAGGATTAACAGTCACAGAGCCTGCTGCTGTCATACCTGATCCTCCTTCAGCACGAGATGCTTGTACTGTAAATTTATCTAGAGTAGGTACAGTTAATATTTCATAAACTTGTTCTAATTCACTTGATGTAAAATCAGATGCCCCTGTTACTGAAACAGATGAAAGAGTTACATATCTTCCAACCTCTAAACCATGTGAACCTTTATCAATAGTAACAATTCTTGATCCATTAACAGTTGTTAATGTTCCTCCTGTGATAGCTGTATCTAAAGGAGTGATGTCATAAAAGTCGTTACCATAGTATAAAAATAAACCTTGAGAAGTTCCAATTGCACTATATTTTTCCCCTGCAAAACTAGTAAATGCAACCTGTGCTCTGGCTGCTCCAGGTAGGGTTTTTTGAGCAGCTGTTAATTGTAACCAACCGCCTATTTTTTCAGGTAATCCATACCTAAATCTTACAAAATCACCATCGGTCCATTGACCCTCGGCACCCGATTCGGTGTCTTGTTTATTAAAACCTGACTTGAATTTTAGTTTTTGCAGCATATAATGGCTTATATATTATTTTTAATAAGAATGAAAGTAGCATAAATCATGGCCTATGACCATAAAATTACAGAGTTAAAATATCATTTAAAAGGACTAATTAATAAAGATGTATGTAATAAGCTCATAGATTTTTATGAAGATAAAAAAGATATAACTCTCACAGAGTCAAGTTATAAATATAACGAAGGTAAAATTACTACAGACAATTGTAATTTTTTAAATATTTCTCTCTTACGAGATAATCCAGGTTTTGATAAACCTTACGAAATAATATTAAAATATCTAAGAATAGTTTTAACTAACTACGAAATTTATATGAGAAATAATCTTTGTCCTAACTATATGAATATGCATATGACTCATACAGATAATATTAGAATAATAAAATACGATGTTGGTCAATATATTGCGGATCATTCTGATATTGGAGATGGTAATAGAGGTTCTATAACCATAAATTTAAATGATGATTATGAAGGAGGAGAGTTTAGATTTTTTGGAGGTAGACTAAAAATTAATTTAAGCGCTGGTGAAGCAATGTTATTCCCTGCTGAACCTGTATGGATTCATGGAACAGAACCTGTAACTAAAGGATCTCGATACTCAGTTAATTGTTTTTTAAAATAATGAAGCTACCTACACTACAAATAAAAGATGATTTTTTAAGTAAAAAAGAATTTAAGATTATAAGTGATAATCTAATGAAAATACCTTTTCAAGTATCTACCAACGAAGAAGGAAACTTTGGATTTAGATATGATTTTGAACATAATAAGGAAAATGATTGGTTATTTAAAAAAATAAAAAAACAATTTTTCCCTGAAGTTAATTTTAAAATTAGTCAACCTTGTTATCATTGGAGACATAATACTCATAGAGTTTTTTCTCATGCTGATAAAAGAACAGATTATAATTTTTTGTTATATTTAAAAGGAAAAGAATTAATGTATAACGGCACTGGAATTTATGGTAAAGATAATACTTTAAATACTTATATTGGTTTCGTAGAAAATAGAGCTTTGTTTTTTGATGGACATAATAATGTTCATACTGACTTACAAGCTTTAGGAGAAAGTTCTCCTAGATATACATTAAATATATTTTATAAATATGATTAATAAAGAAAAAAAATTTGATCCGTTTGCTTATCAAAATTTATTTTACGAATATGATTTAAATATAGTACAAGATGAAATCAATCAAGTTATGCATTTAGTTAAAAATTTAAAATCCTCTGAACAAAACACAACGTTTGAATACTTAAATATCTTAAATTTTCCTTTATTAAAAAATGTAAAAAAACAAATAATAGATATTCTTGATAATCACAAATTATTTTTAAGATTTAATTGGGCTCAATTATACAACAAAAATGATCAACATAGTATTCATACTCATTATGGATCTTATTATTCAGGTATAATTTATCTAAAAGGTCACAGTCCTACTTATTTTTATGATAGATTATTTGAACCTTTTGCTTATAACTTTACAAAAAATAAATTATTAATGTTTCCCTCAATGATTCCACATGAAGTTAGAAGATTAAATGAGGATGAACAAAGATTAATAATATCATTTAACACTGAAAGGAAAAATTAAAATGGAAAGAACAGTTAATATAAATAATTTTATTGGTGTGTATGATAATTACATTACACAAGAAGAATGTAATAAAGCTATTAAATTATTTGAAGATCAAAATAAATTTAACAATACAGTTAATAGAATTGGTGGAGAAAAAGCATCTATTTTATATAAAGAAGATCAACAATATTTTGCAAATGCTGGATGTATAGATACTTGGTGGGAAGAGTTAAAACCTTTAATCCATAATTACGATATGGCCTGGAGACACTATATTGAGCATACGGGAGCTAGAGAATGTTATAACGATAAATTCTTTTATACAAATTTAAAAATACAAAAAACTTTGCCTAAAGAAGGTTATCATGTTTGGCACATAGAACACGGTAAAGGATTTGATAATGAACCTAGAGCTTTTGTTTTTTCTATATATTTAAATGATGTTGAAGAGGGTGGAGAAACAGAATTTTTAAAATTTTCTCAAAGAGTAAAACCTAAAACAGGTAGAATAGTTATTTGGCCTTCTGGTTTTCCCTATTTACACAGAGGAAATCCACCACTATCTGGTGAAAAATATATTATTACATCATGGATGATGATTAGATGATTAAAATAATAGATAATTTTTTTGAAGAAGAATTATTTTTAAAAATAAAAAATCATGTAACAAAAAATTTAATGTTTACTCCTCAGTTTTTTGAAAAAAATAAAGATGGATCTATTGTTACTTCAAAAGATAAAATAAAAGAAAATTATTATGGAGATAGATTTGATTTAGAAAATGATAAAGAATTAAAAAAAACATTAATTATGCAATGTGAAAAAAAATTTAAGTTTAAAATAAAAACAATTCATAGTAAAAGTGGAATTGATCTTAGAAATCTTGATCGCTTTGTGCCTCATCAAGATAGCGTTAGTGAAGAAGAAGATAAATTAAATTATCAAAATATATTAATATATATAGCCGGGCCAACGGCCGTTACAAATGGAACTGTTTTTTACACCAAAGAGGAAGAAACTTTAAACTTAGATATACATGTGGGTTTTAGAGAAAACAGAGCGGTTATGTTCCCTGCAAGTTGGTATCACTCTCCACATGCAAGTAATGTTCCAAATATGAGAAGATATTCAGCTAGTATTTTTGTATTAGAATATGAATAGATTTAAATATTTATTTCATATTTAAAAGTTAATACCATTCTTAAATCATTAAAGTTTCTCGCTGTATCTCTAGCGGCATGTGTAATATTACCATCAAAAAATAAAACTCTACCAGGTTTAGGTATAACACTTTTTTCAATTTCATTATTTTGATCATTATAAAAAACAGTTTCTCCAGCTAAGTCTAAACTCCAATCATGATTAAGATAAAACATAATAGTTAATCCATCTGTTCCTTCATAATCTTTATGAGGTAAATTAACTGTGCCATAAGGACTCGCACTTGCATAAACTCTTTCAGGTTTAAGTATATCAAAGTAATTAGAATTTTTTAATATTGCTTCTGTTTCTTTTTTAAATCTTAATTCTATTTTATTTTTAAAATCTAAATCATATTTAAATTTTCGCCAACGATTATTATCCGCACCAGAACCTATAAATCTCCAAGGAACTTTATCTCTAAAATAATAATATGATTCTAAAATAGAGTATTGATCGAAGTAATTATCAATTACATTTATAAAAGGTTTGTTTAATTTAATCGCTAAAGATATAATTTTTGATTCTTTAGTATTAGAAGAATACAGAGATTCTGCTTTTTTTCCTATTAATTGACTAACAATTTTTCTATCTTCTGTTGTGTAAAATAAACCAGCATAACAAATATCTTCAGAACATTTCCATGTTCTTAATCTGTTATATATTTTTATGAGATTTAAAGAGTCCTTATTATTTTGTTTAACTATATAATTAATACAATTAATGTATTTATTCACAAAATAAATTTTTCCTTTCTAAAATTTCTTCTATTATGAAGAATAAGATGTGGGTCTTGCACCCAATCTAGCTATCTTATCCGCTTCAGTTTCTCCAGGATTTCCTTCTTCATCTACAACATTATTGTTGTCCCATTCTTCTTGTAAAAAAGCTAAATGAGCTGCATCCCATCTATCAATAAAATCTTGAAAATCACCTAAGTTTGCATCTTCCCAAGTACTATGCGGAGTTGTATCTCTATATTCTACAGTATCACTTGGATTTGGTGTTCCATACTGAATAGCCCAAATGTTATTCCATTTAGCTAATCCCCAAAAATCATTATCAACAACTTCATATGCAGTTCCAGCTGCATCACCACTTTGTTTGATAATTTTTTTATCATCCATTATTACTGTCCATTGTGCGTTTGTTGCCATAATTTCTCCTACGTTTTAATAATATAAATAACTGCTATATAAGGTTGAACAACCGAAGTTGAATCACCTGTAAAAGTTGCACTCATGTTGTGAGAGTGACCTGTACCTGAACCTTCGTTTGCACTATTAATTTGAGAAGGGTTAGGGTTTTGACCTCTTAATGCTCTACGTGTGTCGTTGTTAGGAGATAAATCTCCCGCTGTTGGAACTACGTGACTGTGACTAGCAAGTTGTGCAGTTGTTAAAGTTGCGTTCGCTGTAGAACCACCAACGTTTCCAGTTGATTGAACAGTGTTAGCTCCACCAGTTGATGCTAAAGCTTTAGTTCCAGATTTTCCAATTGGTACGTTGTCTTGTAAATCAGGTAGGTTAAAAGTTGATGCACCATCTCCAGCTCCATAAGTTGTACCTATGATTGCAAATAATGCAGCGTAAGTTGATCTTGAAACTGCTGCACCATTACATTCTAAGAAACCTGTTGGTATTGAAGAATCTGACCATGGTACAATAGTTGCTGTAGGAATTCCTTCGATACCAGTAAGATCTGATCCATCAAAATTATATTTAGTTGCTTCGTAATTTGACATCTATTATTTCTCCTTATACGTCCAACCTGTTGTTGCATCTCCTGAAAAGACTAAACAAAAAGCTGCGCCTTGTGTATTAACTGTAAGATCTGATGCTGCATTAGCTATGTTAGAAGAATTTCTTCCAACAGTCAATGCGTTACTATTAAAGTCATATCCTTGATCTACAAATGAAACTTCATCTCCTGTAGCAGGTGACGCTGGAAGCGTAATTGTTACTCCTCCACCACTTGTATTTACTAAAAGCTGAGCTCCGGCTTGAACTGTTTCAGCTGCTGAAACCACTCTCCAGTTTCTTTGCTCAGATAATTTTACAACGTTTGTACCATCAGAATATAGTACATAGTTATTTCCTTCACATAAAAGAACACCTGTACCTGATGATGTTTTAAAAGTTAAAGTATTCCCTGCATGATCACATGCGTTTTGTACGTTATAAACTTTTTCAATTCCATCTG